TGTAAATGCAACAGTGGTGTCAATCAAGATGTCAACAATTTGAGCGCCAGCAGGTAACACGCAAATGGTGTCGGTAGTCGCGGAAGCGGCTTGACCTGTGTAGTTCTTTTTAAATGTTTGAGAAACAACGGTTGCGCCGCAGTTTTCAATAGTGCCAACAGTAGTGCCGGTTGTGTTACGAACAGTTCCGAGCAGCCAAGGGCCAAGGTGAGTTGCGAATCCCATGATGTAATTCCTTTACATGCGTTGAAGTGTATCAATCTTGCATGTCAGTCAGCCGGGACTGTTTGATACACCGGAAAACCCGGATTAGTTGGAATATATCACTTTGTTTGGTGGTGTGCAACAAATAAAAAGGGCCCCCGAAGGAGCCCTTTCTATAAAGCCCGAGGGCTTAGGACGAACCGGGCGATCCGAAGATGCCGAGTGGGTCGCTAACGCCGAAGCTGTAACGCTCGCGGGCCTTGTAACGTACATTTCCGGTGTCGAAGTCTCCATCCATGGAATTAGCCAAAGGCATACGGACGAAGTGCTTCAAGCCGTTAGGCACGTCAGACAACAAGAACCAACCGTTTGTGTCGGTCAAGAAGTGGTTGACGCAATAGCCTTCAGGGATCGAACCATTGTTCTTCAATGCGTTGATATCGTTGTCAGTAGTACCAACACGGAGGTTAGTTTCCAACAGACGGGTAGCAACGAACATCAAAGAAGGAGGTACGACCAGCTTCTTAGGCTTAGCAGCGATCAGCAAACCGCGCTCATCTGTCCAAGCAGCGATCTGAATAACTGCGTTTTCCAACGAAGTTTCGTTCAAATCAGCGCCGGTTGACGGACGATTGCTGTTGGTGCCACCAGAGATCAGGGGGTGAGCAGTGTTACACAAGGTAACGCCGTCGCCGTAGGTAACCGCAGTATTGAACGCGTTGTTCAATACAAAGGCAGCCTTAACCTGCTTGGTGTACGCCATACCACGGGCCAAAGCCTTGGTGTAACGTGCTGACAAAGAGTCATACAAGTTATCTTCCACGGCTTCTTCGGTGATGGAGAAGCCCATCGCGATTGTTTCGTGGTTGTAACGTGCAGTCCAAGCTTCTTGCGCATTGTCATAAGCAATGGCAGAGCCCTCGTTCTTCACCGGAGCGGCGGAGAAACCAGACAGCTTGGTCTCTTCTTCAAAACTACGCTCAGACGCTTCTGTTTCGTAGATTTCTTTGTGCTCTTCACCATATTTGGCGTACTCAAGTCCAAACAATGCGTTCAGACCGGGCAAGAGTTCTTTAAGTAGTTGTGCGCGTGAAATAGCCATTTTTTACTCCTTAAACACCAGTGGTGTTGTTGTATTGGTGAGTGTTAATCTTCACCAATAATTCGGTGTAAGTATCAGCGGCTGTAGCAGTTTCCGGCACAACGTCGATTACACGAACTGGAATGGTTGCGGTAGTACCAGCACCGGTCAAGGTAACAGCGAAAGCGGAATTACCAGTAGTGGTGCTTCCAGCGTTCAATACCAAAGCCAAGTTGGTTCCAACAACCGTACGACCTGCTGAGCTCATAGTAGTGCCAGAAGACACAACTGCGACCTTGAACAGAGCCATTGGATCATCAATAACGTACGCATAGGCGAGGTTTGTAGATGTAGAGATGGAAGCAGGCAAATACTGAGCTTGAACGGTTTGGCCGCTTGAGTTCACATATTGACCGCCAACACATACACCGACAATAGCGCCAGAGTTAGTAGTGGTAGAAAGAATCAGGTAACCATCGCTATTGATTTGTACGGTATCGCCATTAAAAATAGCAGTACCAAAACCAGCAGCAACAGGAATCTGACGTAAAGCACCCGCGTAAGGCATGCCATCAATACGATTGATGGGCTCTAGGCCGTACGGAGCGCTTACTGTAGGATAAGCCATAGTTAAACTCCAAAAAATTAAATACCTTTACCGAAAGTAACTTTGGTACTACGCTCTTTGAAAAGCGGCATACGTGGGTCACTCTCGCGCATGTACGTGTTATCTACAGAATTCATTTGAGTTTCCGCTTGTTGGCGGTAGTACTCGTCACGTTGTTCCGTAAACTCCACGGGTGTTTTGCATAACATCAATCCACCTACGACAACACTGTCTGGAAACTGGCCATTGGCTGTACCAAACAATCTAATCTCAGGATGGTCAGATGCCTTTACGGGCTCCCAGCCTTCACGTAGCTTTGAAGATAAATTTGTCGGATCATCTTTGCCAAGAGTCGCGGTACGAATCCAGCGAAACGCATAACCCGGTTCCGGCGTGGGATCGGGCAGAAGCTGGGGTGGCAGCCACTTCGCTGGGCGAGTTGTGGTTGCGCGGGTATCGAGTTCACGGCTCTTACGAATTTGTTCAGTCATAATTTATTTCCTCATTTCTTCCGCAACCTTACGAGCATAGAGTTCCAAAGGAACGCCGAGCCGCTTGGCGATGTTTACCTGCGTTTGTGTAAGTACGATCTTTCGAGGCGCTGTACTACGTGATGCCGGTGCAACTACATTTGATTTTGTTCGCTGAGAAGTTTTAGCATCAGCGGGTTCGTCTGCAAATGACTCAGGGAACCGTTTTCTCATATCGGCGTCGATAGCTTCGTAATATTCATCACTAGCCACAGGCACACCAGAATCCTTTAGGTCCTCGTGCAAAATGAGAGCGTAAGCTGCCATCTTTCGGTTGGTACCAAACCACGAATTTTTGTCTAACCAGTCGCGTGTTTTGGAATCAACTTCAGGCGCTTGAGGAGCCTGTTGTTGCGTTTGTACAGGATATTCTTTAGTTTGTAAAGGGGTAGGTTTAAAATTATGTACCTTATCCGCACGGATTGATGCGGTGGTTAATTTTTCCTGCGCCTTTGTAAGTGCTTCAGAGTCCCCCGCCTCATAGGCGTCCTTATAGGCCCGTTTAGCATCTTCGATTTCCGATGCTACTACCATCTTGGCTTGGTCAATCAGTGCCGTTTGGTTGGAGGCAAGCGACCCTTGCAGGCGTTTGTTCTCTTCTACGACAGATTGCGCAACCCGGACAGCTTCTTCACGTTCCCGTAAAGCTACTTCCTTGGCTCGTCGCTCTTCGTGGTAGCCCTTATTCATGTGCGCAAGGCGGTCCTTCAGCTTTTGATCGCTGTATTTAGCGAGCTCATCATCAGTTACCGGCTTAGGCGCTTCACCTAAAGGGGTGCGATGGCGATCCTTTTCAGGGGTGTCGTCAACAATTTCAATCTCTGTATCGGATTCTTTATCGGATTCAGGTTCAACTACACGGCCACCGGCACGAGCGTTTTTGGTACCTTCTTCGTCTGGAAACTCAAACTCAGTTTTTTCGATGCTCATGGCCGTTGTACTCCTCGTGGGTCTTGGATTACTGCTTCAACCGAATCATCATTGATAAGCCGCCATTCGGTATTGTGGATTTTCATCCGTGTACCGCTATTAGGGCGAACCAAAATAAAGTCGCCTACCTTGCAGCTTGGGCCGCTTGGGAAACGTTTTTCGTCAGTAAAGGCGTCAGGGCCCATTTTGGCTACAAACAACACGGGGGATAGAAGCTCCTCGTGATGCATCATTTGGCTGGTTTTAATCAGCCCACTTTCTCCGATTTCTTCCTCGGCCTTAGGCAACATACACAGTAAATGGTATGTAACCGGGTCTGGAATCTGTCGGGCCTTTTCTTCATCTGTGGCATTTAGTACCCCAGACAAATCTACGGCGTTAACATTAAATTCTGACATTCGATTTCCTTACTTTCACGCATGGGGTTTAGCGTATTTCGGCGGGTAACCCCAGATAAACCCATCCAAACTCAGTCGTCCTGCTCCCCGGCTCTCAGGCGCGACACCATTTCAGTTACACGGATTTGTGCTCGGGAAATTCCCCGGATTTGCCCACATAACTCTTTGTACTCCGCAAAATCTGTTACTTTCCCACCCGCAATAGCGGAAATTAACATCTCTCGATCCTCGTTAAGCTGCTTTGTAAGCAGGTCCATTACGTTTTGTTCCATTTAAACCCCTTGTTTTGGTGGTTGTCCGGCTAATTTTTGATTTAAAAGTGCGGCTTTATTTGCCATGCCTTGCTGGGCCTGTTGTTGCTTGATTGCCATCTGCTGTTGAGCGGCTTGGGCAGCCTGTTGAGCCTGCTGGGCGTTGATTTGTAGCTGCTGCTGGTGCTGTTGCTCAGCTTGTTGGGCCTCTTGCATGAGTTGTAGGGGGTCAATCCCACCTTTGTCCGCGTCAAGGGCCAATTTTTCACGATTATTGGCAATATCTGCGTCCACCTTGCGAGCTTTAGTGTCAGCGTCCTGCTTTTTGATCTGAACTTCCTGCATTTGAAGCTGGAGGATTGGGTCTTGGGCTTGCTGAGCGGCTTGCTGCTGCGCTGCTTGGCCTTTATTGATGATCAACAACTGCTGTGCGGCCTGTGCAACCACGCGGGACAACTGAACTTCCAATTCTGGTGAAAGTTCGACGTCTGGTGTAGGCAAAGGAGCGCCAAGGCGTTCTTGAATTTTCACGCGGTAAGCAAAACCAAGGTGCTCTGCAATGTGAGCCTGAATAGCAGCCTGCATTTGGGCTGCCATGGGGCTTTGTCCAATCGCTGCTGCAATCATTGGGTCTTGCAGGAACGTACTGTGTACCGCAATGTGTGCTTCGTGGTCTTGATAGATAAATGCTTTATTTGGCTTACCATTAAGGAAGGCCATATTCTCTGAAATAGGATCGCGGGGCTTTTGATCGCTATCGATAGGAACCAATTTATCGGCATTCTTAACGCCAAGTACCTCAATCATCTGGCGGTGCAGATGTGGAAGGTTATAAATCTGCGGTGCGCTCTGGGCCAACTGAATGACCGCTTGGTATTGCATGATCCGCTGGGCCATGGTCGAACTGTTGGGGTCCGACACCGGAATAATTTCTACAAGGTCGTAGTCCGATTGCTTTGCTTTGCGATCGCCGCCTTCAGGAGTGTAGTTGTACTCTTCAGGGGTGTAGTCACGGATGATTTCTTTGAGGAGCTTGAACTCCTGCTTCATCGAATAGTGAACGCGCGCCTGTACTGCAGACATGGTTTTCAACTGTCGCTCAAGCAGCGCAAGGGTTGTGCCCACCGGAGCGTTCGCGCCCATGTCGCTGATGTTCATGTCGGAGATCGAACCTAAGCGACGACCTTCTTCAGTGATTTGGTTCAGCAACGCCAACAGAACTTGGCTTGGCTCCTTGTATGGCAGCGCCATGATGTTGTCGCGAATCGTGCCGGAGGCAACGTCCACATCTCGGAACTCGCCCGGGGCGATGGGTGTGTCGTCTCCCTTGACGCGCATGCCTTTAGTCTTCATACCGCCGGGTAAGTTAGACAAAGTACCTGCGTCAACCAACTGGCGAATCAAAGATGTGCCAGCGCGCGCATAGCCGCCGATCAAATGGATTAGGCCAAGGCCGTAGGCTCCAAAGCCGGGTACATATGTGTACTGCACAAAGTGCTGGCGCTTCTGTGAAAGATCGTCGTCTTTGTTCCAGTTACGGCGGATAGCCAATACTTCTGAAGTACCGCGATCAATGGTAATGATGTAAGGAAGAGCAATGTCGTCTTCGTCCTCGTAGCCGGGTAGGCTGTAATCGACGTGGATTTCAAGAATCTGATAACGCTCGTCGTCAGTTAGTGTGTAGCCTTGGCCTTCGGCTTTTTTCTTTTCAACGTCTGTATGAATTGGCTCAGGATCAGACAACTCGATGTCGCGGTAGAAACCGGCCACCTGTAATTTACGGATGTCGTTTTTGGTTTTACGCATTACATGAGTAACACGCTCTGCCGTCTGGGTGCTAGACGCGCCGTAAGGAATGATGATGTCTTCTGCAGGGATGTACATTGACACTTGACGGCCAAGTGCTGGATCGTAGTAGACCTTCTTAAATGCAGAGCCAGCCAAGCCTAAGCTATACAACATGCGCTCATGCTCAGGGCGATACTCCAACATCACTTCGGTCAATTGGTAGTTCATGTCATCGCGGACACGTTCTGCAGCTTCGGTGGTTTCTGGATTTTCTTCGCCAATAATGCGGGTCTTGACGGGGCCCTGCGCCGGGAAGCTTTCGGTAATAGTCTCTGATTGGAAACGGATGGCCGCTTCTGTAAGAATTGTGGAGTACACGCCACAGGCACCTAGCCATGGCTCTGTGCGCTCTTCGTAGTTCATGCCTAGGACGTCAAGTCCTTTTACATACATCTCTACCCAATCTTTGCGAGACTGGATGTCGGTGTCCACTAAATCAATTAACTCGCTGGCTAACTTTTGCAGTTCGCCGTCATCCATTTCTTCGGCAAGGTTTACATCAAACTCTTCTTCGGTCTGCGGCAAAATTTCAATTTCCATTCCGCCTGCAGTAATTGTTACCCCTTCAGGGTTTTCAATTTCAATTTCCAAATCCGGTTCTCCGAGTCCTGCATCAATTCCCATAGGGGCTTGATATAAGGATGGGCTCATGCTGTTGGTTGCCATAGTATTCTTTCGCTGGTTATCTTAATAGTAACTGTGTTTACGCCGAAAACTTTTTAACTCTTCCCGTTCGTCGGATTCTAATCTTAGGAAGCCGCCTTGTCGAAACCTTATCAAGGCTTGAGTGCTTGAGTCCACAAGGTCGTCATGGTCGCCCATCGGGAAGGACGCCATCTGTTCAACTACTTCGCTGGCCCACCGGGTTTCTGGTGCCCACACTTTACCAGACCGGAACATGTCTGTGACAGAATTTAAACGAACGAATTTATCGTTGCCACGGCTAGGGGTGTATTCTGAAACCATTACGCCTATTTTACGCAGTTCAAATATTAAAGGGGCCCCCGCCGCTTTAGCCTCAATAATACAAGCGTCCGGCTCCCATTCTTGGTACGCGGCTAGGGCGCGTTCTTTTAATTCCGGGAACTCCATCCGTTTCTGGAATGCATCAAGGAGGATGACGTTCACATTATTGACGTCGCCGTCCATATAGAAGACGCCCCAAGTAGTGCAGGCCGAATAGTCGGAGCGTTCGTTTTTTGTAAATGCCGTGTCCCAAGACTGGATGATAAATTCACAAGGCGGCGGATTTTCTTTGTCCCAAATCTTCCACCACTCCCTTTTGACCATCGCACCCTCTTCACCCGTCGGAGCCTGTTGGTACTGGGCGTTCCATTTTGATGGTGGTAGTTCCTCGCGTAGCGCGCTCAATTCCTTGAAGGACCAGAATTCAGGCCATAAGGGATTACCACTAGGCATGATGGCGGGGAACTCGATGACCTCCCACTCCTCGGCTTGGTCCCTCATGGTGGCGTCTTTAATTACCCGACCGGTCAAATCCCTATCACCCCATCGGGTCATAACGATCACAATGGCCCCGCCCGGTTGTAAACGTTGCCGGGGTCCGGACGTATACCATTCATAGGTTTTGTCAAAGACGCTAGGATCGCCAGCCGCCATAGCAGCCTCTTGCTCAGAATGCGGGTCATCAATAATCAGTAGGTCCGCACCCTTACCAGTAACCGTACCACCCACACCAATGGCAAAGTATTCCCCGTTCTGGTTAGTAGCCCACCGGCCGGCCGCCTTACTATCTTGTCTCAATGCCACCCCGGGAAACACCTTGGCGTACATTTCTGAATCCACCAAGTTCCTAACCTTGCGGCCAAAGTTGACAGCCAAGTCCCCAGTATTGGAAGACTGAATAATCTTCTTGTTAGGGTATCTACCTAGGAACCAGCTAGGCAACAAATAGGAAGCAAACTCCGACTTTGTATGCCGAGGCGGCATGTTAATGATCAGCCTCTTTAAGGTTCCATTGGCGATAGCCTCGAATTTTTTTGCCATCACTGCATGGTGTCTGCCATGGACAAAACCCGGCCACATCATTTTTACGTAGGCCATAAAGTTGCCCTGCGCCGTCTCCCTTTCCAGCGCCGCCCTATATTCCTCCACCTGAGCTAGCAATGTCTCCTGCTCATTAGGCTGCAATCCAGCCATCAACTGCTCTATCTTTTCAAGGTCGGTCATTCCAAAGCCTTGAAGTTAATGTACACCGGCCGGATCGACCTGCCACCGCCATTGATCTTTTTAAGCACCCCAAGGCGAACCAACTTGTTCACAATGTCCATCGTGTTCCCTAGACCTGATTTGCCCCTCTGGTACGCAATATCTCTAATAGTAGGGGAATACCCGTACATCTTCCACCATTCGTCAACGATTAAAAACACTTCCTTCTGTACTGGGCTCATTTCCATCTCCATGCATTCTTGCTCTGTAAAGTCCATTTTGGACGCCCGCATGCTTAAATTTATAGCAACTTTGCCAAACGAACCCAAACTCTTGGGTTGCTTTGGTTTTTTTAATATAAGAGATGCGTTCTTCATATATTTTTTTGTATAAATTTTTTTAGGTTTCTTCTTGGTTGGAAGGTGGGGGGGTATCGAAAATATCTAGGTTTTGATTGAGTGGAATAGTATGTAGAGAGTCATGGGACTCCGGCTGACTGGTTTGGGGGGTGGGGGTGGGGTGGGGTTCGTCGGCTGCCAATTCTGAGAGCAGGCTGTCGGCGTCGGCGTCGATCACGTTTGCGTCGACTGCGCCGGCCGTCATCAAGCGCCGCAGCTCTCCCATTACTTTAGCCTTCGCATCCTCACTGCTTGAGATGGTGCGCACTTCTTTGCGCTCCGTGAATGCAGCAACCTCCGTGACGGTCCCGAGCACCTTGGCCGCTTGGACCTTCTGAGCTGGGCCGGCATCAGGGTCGAGTACCACTTGGACCAGCGAATGGATTACCAGAGCCCTGAGAGCGGCAGGGGTTCGATGTTTCTCTGCCTCAATTGCTGCCTCATAGGCCATTATCTCGCGCTGTACTCTAGCATCGGCGGCGACCTTATAGGGCGCTGTGACTATTGTGCTGGGCGCTGGGTTCTTGTTATACGCTGTCCGGTAGGCGTCGGCTTTGGTGGAGCCCTTCGCGACTTCGTGAGCAAATCGCTTTTGTTTACTGGTGAGTTCAGATTGTGACCGCTTGCCCAATATATGGTCGATCGGTATTTGATCTAGACCCTCGCGTATCTGAGCGCGGGTTAATTTGGTGGGTTTGGTTTGCTTGATCATGGTCGGATTGTAGGGGAACAGAATCAGGACTGCAACAGGACCGGAGTTTATAGGGTTTGGAGTCAAAACAGGAAAGGGAGAGGGAGAGCGCTTCCCTTGAGGGTTTGTTGTCTCACCTAGTGGAGTAGCAGCACACAAGCCGCTGGGCTTCGCCCGAGAATACCGGCCGCGAGCTTGGCACAGGACCGGCCACCGCGCAGGCAGCAGCACCGGCCACCGAGGGAAAACCGGCCCGATAAATTATTTTCGCACTTGGCGCAGTTGCGATCGTTTTGGTCGTTGGCGCGTACGATGGTTTTAAATTGTTCAGGCGTAATAAACACCTCACCAACCACGACAGGAGCAGACAACATGACCTACACCGCAGCACAATTAAACAGCCTGAGCCGCACCGCCGAGAAGATGGCCGCAGCCGCGACGATCCTAATCAGCGATCATGAGCAATGCACACAAGCAAACCAAGTGACGCACCTAATCGCCGAGATGCGCTTAGCGGCCCAGCTCATGAAAGGTGGACAGAGCACCGAGGCAGCCGAGCGCCTATTGGGACTTTTCGCAGACTATCAACCACAGGAGTAAACGCAATGATCTACACCGCGCAAATCAACCACTTCGGAAACGTCATTATCTGCAAGGGCGCAGACGTGCGGAATAGTTACCGAATCGCATTCAGCGGAACCTATGCCGAATGCATGGCTTTCAAAAACAACCGATAGGAGCAAAAAGCATGAGCCACACACACGAAATCGAATCAATGAAAGCTTGGGCGCTGGAGCACTACGAGCAGGGAGGCGACCTAATGGTCGAGAGCTGGACCGCCGCCGATTATCAAAATCTATTCACCCACAGCGAGACCGGCACGGTCCTGACCACGGCCGAGGCTTGGAAGGTACTAAAAAACGTCGCAGGATGGTGGGCAGACCAAAACGCAAACGCTATCAATTCAGAATTTTAAGGAGCTCACGCAATGAAATACACCACCACCAACCACAACGGAACAAGCCTAGGCGACTTCGACACGCAGGCCGCAGCCGAGGCCAATTGTCGGTTTTACACCGAGCAGACCGGCAACCCCGCGAGCTGGTCCAAGATAACCCGCCAGCGCAGCGCGTATAAATCGCTGATTCGCGTCGCGCTTGCCGCCGGCTATACCGTTACCGTCGACAGTGGAGGCGACGAGCCCGATCTGAGCCGGTCGACCAAATACCGCGAGATTTGCGAAAACGTCGCAGCAGTGGAAGAGGCCGAGATCACTTTGCGCGACAGTACTGGAGCATTCGCAGGCTGGGCGCTGATTCACCCACACGCCGACGAAGACGACGGAGGCACCGTAATCGATCACACCGTTAACGCTTTCCTTGAGAGCTGGTGGCAGGCGTTTTACTCTCACGCGTGATCGACTAACAGGCCCGCGCGCGGGTTTGTTGGGCGATTTTGCCAAACTTCAAGGAAACAAAACCATGAAACAATTTTTAGATTTTGACAGCCTACCGGCCAACGCCTGCTACTTAGGCAGCACCGAGGGACCCGGCACCATGGCCGAGGAAGTGGCCGACGCTATCGACGAGGCGATCGAGCCGGTTTATATTCGCGAGCCCGATGGCAGCCGCGCATTTTTTGATCTGAAAGGAGCTTAAACCATGGACGACAGTTTAGTAAACCTACTGCGCGAGGCAGCCGGCACGATCTTGATTCTCTGCCACACAGCAGACCGGCCACAACCATATGCCGAGGCGCTGGCCCGCGAGCTTAACGCCGAAGCCGACCGCATGCGCTGCATTAACTTAATGGAGACAACCCAATGATTCAAGTAGCCCGCGTTACTTACCAATCCGCCACCGATACCAAGGGCGCGCGCCTGCGGGTTAAATTATTGGCCGAGACTCATAAAAAACCAACGTCCTACGCTTACGACTACGCGAGCCCCAACCCGGTACGGGAAGCCGCCGCGCTATTTTTAGGCGCTCACCCTGAGCTGGTCGAATATATCGGGACCGAAGGCCGGTCCACTTTTTACGCTTATAAATTTTAAGGAGCTGACAACATGAAAACAATCTACACCGAAAACGGATTCGACAACCGCACCGAGTATCTTAAAGAGCTCGCGCTGGAATACGACCCGACCGTCGTTTATACGCTGGCCGACCTACTAGGGCCCGAAGAGGACTTCGACGGACTCGTGACAAGCTTGGAAGATTACGCCGAGGGGTTTTTATGAGCAATCTACACCCACTTTTTGCCGATATCCTGAAACCATGGACGCCACCGCAGCCGACCGACGCGCAAATCGACGCAGCCATGGCGCGCCACAAGATGGACCCATATGCCCGCACCGATGCGCGAGCCGTCGCAATTGAGCAGCGCGACCTAATACGCGCAGCCGGTGACAGGATTGTTTTTTATCATATTGGGGCAAAGGAATGACCCTAGACCAAGCCCGCCAAATACTGGGAAACCGGCCGCGCTGGGAAATCGACGCAATGCGCCGCGCGCTATCGATTCACCAATGGCTAAACACTCCCGACGAAAACCGCCGTTTAGAGGCATGCAAAATTTACTTAAAGGCAAAATTATGATTGAAATCGAATACACAAACAAACCCAGCGCCCCAACCCTACGCGCAGCAATCCGCAAAGCCGTCGCAGCCGGTAAAACGTGCATGCAATTGTCGTGGGGAGAAAACCGAATCGATATCGAGCGCGGCGCGTGGGGATGGTCGGGCCGTGGATGGATAGGGCGCAACAGCGGCCAAGACCTAGCCAACGAATTAAACCAACAGGAGAAAAAATAATGCTTTATCACTTTATCAAAGAGTCCAGCAACCGCAAAACCGGACCAATCCCGCAGACCTACACCGAGCGCGAGAGCTGCCCGCCGTCGTGCGCCCACTACCGCGCCGGATGCTATGCCGAGGACTATTACACGCGACTCAATTGGAACAAAGTACCGCAACGCGGCCAACCGATAAAGGCGCTCGCGGCCCATATTGCAGCACTACCGGCCGGCCAACTATGGCGCCACAACGTCGCAGGCGATCTGCCCGGGAATGGCGAAACCGTCGACGCCTACGAGCTGGGCGAAATAGTGAAGGCCAACAAGGGCCGGCGCGGTTTTACTTTCACCCATAAGCAAAACGCCGAGGCGATTTACTGGGCCAAGCAGGCCACCGAGCACGGATTCACCGTTAATCTGTCAGCCGACGACGCAGGCCACGCGGACCGACTCGCGGCCCATGGCTTGCCCGTCGCTTGTATAGTGCCCATGGACACGCCCAAACACTCCACAACGCCCGAAGGCCGCGCGATCTTGATTTGCCCCGCGCAGACGGTCCAATATATGACGTGCGCCGTTTGCGGACTATGCGCAAAGGCCAGCCGGTCGACAATTGTGGGGTTTAGGGCCCATGGCAGCAAGGCCAAGGCAATCGACCAGCGCGCGCGCCGCGTGATACCAATCGCCACCGCCTAAACAGCGCCAGCGCTTACCCTTACAAATCGTGAGGGTATGCGCGGGAATTGTCCCGGGAAAAGAGAGCACCATGCACCACACCGAAAACCAATATATAAACGCCGGCTATTTATACGAGCGCGCACCGAGCCGATTCAAGAGCGCAGCCCGCGCAAGTACTTTGCGCGAGATGCTAGACCGCGAGACGCCAGCCGACCAGACCGAGGCGCGCCGATTAATCGAGCAGGGCCGCAAAGAGGCCCGCGCAACCAACAAGGCCACACAATGAAATTATCAAACGCCGAGGCATTTATTCAGGCCCTAGAGCAGGCCGCATTTAATACCAGCCCACAGGCCCGCGACCTAAACAAACGCTTGGCCGTGATTTTCGCAAAACGCCTGAGCCCAGCCGACCGCGTCGCCGCCTTGATCGAGGCCCGCCACCGCGCCGAAAAACTGACCGCCGAGGTCCTTGCCACCGTGGGGGTATCATCCGAATGAACTTTATCATCCGAATTGTCCGAGTACACCAGTTTGATTTAGAGATGGAGGCGTCGGGGCCCGTCGAAATCATCCGAAAAATTACGGCGCTGGCGCTTGAATGCGACCCAGCAGATGGAAACATAACCCAAATTGTGAGCATACGACATGGCGAAGAAGAAACCACCCCCAGCGCTTTTCGCAATATTCATCCATGAGGAGGACGGGAAGGTTACCGTGAGCGCCGACTATATCGGGCTTGGTAACCTATCCCTTGAGCTCGGCTTGGGAATCATGCACCAATTCCACGTCGCGGAGGCCACCGAGCCGGACCGGTTTATCGTCCGGCCGCTTAACTCATCCCAGTACTACCAATGATTTTGTTAGGCTTTGCGAGAACCTAAACAAACCGACGCGCCGGTGGCAGTCGTTCGCGTCTTCCTTTGGGGTGTCGCTCATCCAATAGGGCCATCCGATCTGTTTTGCCACGCGCTCACCGGTCCCGCTCTCGTCGTTGTCGGCGATCACCAGCCCAGCCGGTAGCGCAGCCGCCACCTTCACCATGTTGCCAGCCGAAAAGCAAACGTGCAGGGTGTAGCGGCGCTTCAATTGCTTTAGAGCCATCCGAACAGATAAAGCCGTGGCATAGCCTTCGGTAAGAATGTGCGGGCCCTTGTTGTCGAATGTAAACGTAGCGCCTGTGGTCCTCTGCCCATACAAGAATTTCTTTTCGCCCTGCTGGCTGATCACCTGAGCACCGACCAAGTGTCCATCCGACCGCATCGGGATCACTAGAAACTGCTGGCCCTCGTTGATCCACACGTTGCCATAGTCCTCCTCGAATCCCTTCGCTTTCAGGTATTCGTGCTTTGCCATTTGGCATTGCTTGAGAATCCATGCAGCTTTACCGGCTGCTTCGCGCTGCAGCTTTGCCCGCTTGAACTCCGCTTCCTTGGCTGCCCTCGCTATTTGCTTTGGGTCGTATGCGTTGGGAGTATCCGATTGCCATACGCTGATCTCGGTTTCGATGGCGTGGTTCTGTACAAAGGCGTGGTTGCCCATGAACTTGACCGCGCCATTACGTTTGTGCGGGTGATCTTCTGTGGCGTATCGCTTCCAGATACCGATCTCTGGAACGTGGTCGATCAAAATCCCGTGGAGCTTGCAGTAAACCAAGAAGTCCATTATCTTTTCCCTTTGCCTTTGAGGTAGCGAATTAAGCCAGCCTTGACGTGCCGCTCAAATTCCCGCGATGGCATCATTGGCGTTGGCATTAATCCTTTCGGCCACACCCCGAACTTTTCCTTGTAGACGTGCGCTGCCCTGCCATCCGACCATCCGTGGGTTTGGATTTTGTACTGGCACATCGACCACCAGTCCTGCTTGCTGCCATACGTTACCGCTTCTTTTAACTCTTCTAGCTTGCCATTGACGGACACGACAGCGTTCTTACGCTCACGGATAAAGCCGCAATGCGAGCAGATGTCCGAGCCGCCCGACCATAAGTTGCCGCACTTGGGGCACTTGGCTTCTTTTTTCTCGCCTTCGGTCTTTTCCTTTTTGGGTTTCTCCCTGCCATCATCCAAACTGTGGACGCCATTGGCATAGACGTCGTCCCAGTCTTCTTGAAAGCGCAGGTAGTTGCCACTGTGGTCCAGCCATACGGCGAATTCTTTTCCCTCGCAACCGCGCATAACCCGGCCCATTTGCTGGATGTGGGAGGATAGAGACTTGCTAAACGGTCTGGCCGACACGCCGATCATTACATCGGGCACGTCAAAACCTTTGGTCAGGATGTCTGTGGCAATAAGTCCATGTATTTCCGTGTCAGGCTTGGCAAAGTCCTCGATTACGTCCATTTTGAACTGGTCGTCGTCCCGATAGCTCACCGCAATGAAGTTGTAACCGTGGCCTGCAAACTTAGCGGCCAAGTCAGCGCCATGGTTTACGCCGGAGCAGAAGATGATTGTCTTGCGTGGACGGCCAAAAATTTCGTGGGTCTTTTTAATCCACTCCTCCACGATATCGCCGGTGATCTGCATCCCTCGGGTGGTTGTTTCCTTTTGGCTCCATTCACCCGCAACCTTTTTTGCGCCCTCCATGTTGATCTCTTTGGCAACAAATACTTTGAGGGGCATGAGTACTTTTTGCTCTACCAATTCCTTGGTGGTGATCGTACTGATGACGTTCTCATACGTATTTCCAAGGCCTTTGGTGAATGGCGTGGCTGACAAACCTATGACGCGGATGCCCGGGTTATTGCGTATGAACTCTATGGTCTGCTGCCGCGTGGTATGGGCTTCGTCCACTATGAGCAGGTTAAGGCCGGGGAAGCTGCCGCGCTTTTCAATTGTCTGCGCGGAGCATACCTGTATGTTCTCATACGGCCTGTACCGCCAGTGCCCAGACTGCAGGACGCCGTGCTCGATAGCGTACTTCTCTAAGCGCTGGCTGGTTTGGTCGCACAGAATGATCCTGTCCAACAGCATGGCTGCCTTGTTGCCTTTGACCTTGGTGGCCTCCAGCAATGCAATAGCCATCTCTGTTTTGCCTGCGCCCGTGGGGGCGTAAAGCATTTGGGATCGCTTGCCTTCTGCAAACCCTTTGCGTAATTCGGCCAAGGTTTGCTCTTGATAGTCACGTAAATGTAGTGCCATTTAATTCTCCGCTACCGGCATACAAGCCTGCCGGCGTAGGCTGTGGCTTTATGCCTCTAGCTTTTTCAATTGACGTTGTTGGGCAGCGACTTGCTTTTTCAACTGCGCGTTCTCGGCTTGGAACTGGTCCCGGCTGATGCGTAAGCTCTTAACTTCGATGTTGAGCATCTTGATTTCTTCACGTAATTCGGCAATAAGTACTTCAGCAGCTTGCTTTTCTTCGTCTGTTGCATCCATTGCAGCCAGTGCAACACGCTCGTTTAGCCGCTCGTTTTCCATAACCAATTCGTCCATCATGGCTGGATCAATGGAATCCAGTGGTTGTTCTACGTCTTCTGAAGGGGCTGCAGGAGTGGCTTTACTCGCTGGCTCTTCAGCTTTTGGCTTGACGTTGGCTACCTTCTTGGTTGCCACAATGCCGGTCGGGGTGACGTACTTGCGATCCTTGTTATCGGTTTCCTCCCGCAGGCTGGCTACCAATGTGGCGCTAACGTGGCAGCGACGTGCTATTTCTAGGTTGCTCCAGCCGCTCCATTCAAAGTCATCCAGCATTGCAAGTACCGCCTTGCGCTTGTCCGCGTTTGTGCGGCGCTGCCCATGCATGGAGTTGACAGAGAACGAATGCAACCTAGCGTCCCGCAGCGTACCGGTGTGTAGGTCTACCGTAATGGTTGGGTTGCCTAGGCTTTTGGTGGCGAAGTAACGGTGAAAACCATCCGCCAAGTAATAGTCCACGCCATCATGGAAGACGGTCACCGGAGGGAATACAGAGCCGTCGATCATGGCGGTTTCGTATTCGTCGATGACAGACTGGCTTATCTCTGCCCGTGATTGTGTGCCGCAATCGATGCGGATCAGTTTTAGTTCTAGTTCTTTATTCATTTTCTTTACCTGTAATTAGTTTGTGATAGTGCGCCACTGCGTCTTTATAGTCGGCTTGGAGTTGTTCGATTCGGTCGTGTTGTTGCTGTAATTTTCGATAGGCGTCGGCGGCAAAATTGGCAAGGTTTTCGTTGCTCCAAGCAGCAAAGTTGGGAATGTCTTGCATCCTGCTTCCTTTAGGTAGTTGGTTAATTTGTTCTTTGCCTGCAGATGGGCCTTGGTCTTGCCGTTAAAGCTAAACCCCATGCGCTTGGCGAGGGACTTGTCTTTGTGGTAGGCCGAGGCTAATTCTTTTGCAAGCTTGAGGATTTCTTTTTGCTCGTCTTCGGTGAGCATTAGCTTTTCCATCCCTCTAGTGGCCGGATAAAGCCTGCCATGGGAATCTGTGCATACCCGCTTTCACGAGGCGGCTCGTCAAAGAATACGCGCTTACGCATGGTTTCAAAGCTCGCGTGAAATAGTTCCGGGCTTTGGATTTTTAACTCTGCGATACCCTTGTCGAGCAGGGTATTTTCTGTACCTTGGAAGTAGTCCCCTTCCTTTGGGCGCACGAAGCTTTTCAGTTTGGCTTGCTGGTAGTTATCGAACATGTTTTTCCTTTGTTTGTGCTGGGCCGGTGAGGGTACACGAGCTCCGCTTTTTATGTTTATTGCTGTGTCACATTGGAGACTATTTAGGTTGGATACCCCCTACTCGGCAGGCGCAGCGCATCTGTAGCACCGGGTCGTACAGACTCCATGCGCTCTGGAATGTAGACCTGTCCGTCCTTCATGTGGTTGAACGTTCGAGGTGATGCCATGTCGTCCGTGCGCTCCATTAGCACTGCTCCGCCTCGTGCGTATTTGCTTGGGTTCTTATCCCCCAAGGTGCTAGGTAGTGCTCCAAGCGTTGCGTGTCTGTTAACCCGCGTGGCTTGCTTCTTCATTAGGTTAGGGTTACCTGCTGCTAGTTTCATGCGTTCTTCTCCTTGAGTTTGGCTTCAATGGCTTTGGCGTAATCATCTTCCCATCCACAGCAAGAGTTAAACCCAATTACCTTGTCTGTGATTGCATCTCTCTCCTCTTCCGTCAGCCCCACCCAAGGGCGTTGATAGACTTGAATGTCATCGTCTTCGTCTGCAATGTATCTTGCACTTGTGAGAGAAACAGTTTGTACTGGCTGTGCCAAGGCTTCCAATGCAATCTCTGTTGCATCCACGCACCTTTGGATAACCTCTGAATGTTCAAAAGGTGTTCCGCCTGCAAGTGCTGCAACTGGTTGCAAAAGGTCAACAATTTGTTTCAATGCTTCTCCAGTCATTGTGCTACCCATATGGCTTTCCCGCCTGTTGGTTCAAACTGTTCGGTGTTTAAACGAATGTACTGTTGCCCTTCTACACCAGCGGACTGAACGTAGCCTTGGATGCCCCAGTCTTTTACCTCGGTCACTGTGACCATGCAGGCTCCAAACATTTCTTTGCTTGGGTCTACCTGTACTATGTCTCCTACTTTAATCATGTGTTCTTTCCTCTCCAAATATTGATTGCACGTTTAAGCGCGTACCACAGACTCCGCTGCATAAGCTGCTGTTTTAAACGCTCGTTCTCCAGCATCAACTCACTGTTATGCGTGGACATTAGGTTCCATGCTTTTTGAATGTCTTCTTGTGTCATGTGTTCTTCTCCTTTAGCCATTCTTGAATACGCTTAAACGCAACTAAATAATTACCATGCTCGGCAAGCCGTGCAGCCTCCAAGAATTGCGCCTCCGTCAGCCCTACCCAAGGGCGTTGTGCTGGCTCATCGGGGCAGTCTTCGCACTTGGTCTTGCAACCGTTCATCTTCATGCACCAAGGCTCTTGCTGCGCCAAGGCTGCTTCAATGACGGTGATGGCTTCAAGAATGTATTCAGGCGCTCCGTCTTCATCATTCTCACGATAAATATCTCGCTCTGTTTCCAACGCCTCAAGCGCAAGTTTCAATGCTTCTTTCATGGCTTGCTCCATGTGAGGTTACCCTTAACCGCATACCAGCCAATCGCCTTGGTATCCGCAATCTCTTTTTGGTCAGGCCAGCCTAAAGCAAACTGCCATGCGTGGTGCTCGTTCTTAGCAAGACCAATCCAACGCAAACCGTCAGGTGCTACAACGACCCAAGGCTCTAATGGTTTTTCATCTTTCATGCTTCCTCCCACTGTTGTGTAATGCTGCACCAGTAAACGCCATGCGCTTCGGTTATGACGTGACCCTTAACGATGTCATCGACTTGACCACCGAGTTTGTAATGCTCACCCTCTTTGATTGACATGAGTTTCTCGCCATCGTGTTGCAGTTCAATTAAAACGTGGCGTTTGCCGCTTTTAAGGGTTCGTGTGTATAGAACTTTCATACCACCGCCTTCTTTGTAAGCCCACGCCACGATTTATCTTGCCTTGCTACCGCTGTAAGTTTACAATTTGTTGCAGTTGCTACCGAAAGCGCAGCCAATCCCCAGCGTTTACCGTTCCAATAGGCATACGGGGGGCTGTAAAATCTACCAAGAGATACTTCGTACACGCCAATATGCACAGGCTTAATTTTCGGTGAAAACCAATCGGTGTATTTTTTCATTCCACCACCTCCTGCTTTGCGGTCAATCCTTCAAGGCGTTTAATCCGTGCCACGTTGTAGGCAACGATGGCGGTGTGGTACTCCATTGCGGACTGGTGGCGTAGCTTGGTGCGCTGCGCTTGTATCAGTTCCTCTGCTACGAGTTCCGCAGGGGTTGGCATGACCCAATGGTTTATCAGCCATTCCCATACGTTTTTTAAGTGGTTCATTTTGTTTCTCCTCTTGCTCCAGCGTATATATCAAGGCACCTTTGCGCAGCTTCCGTCAGTGCATCGCCTTGATTTCTTTCATACTTGATTTGCGTTTCGGTAACAAGCTGCGTTACTTCCCCAGCCCCAAGCCACAGCGTTACACCAGCAAAACCCTTTCGCATATCAGCGCGTTCGGCTGCTGCTACTAGTTTGGCAAAAGCTTCTAGTTCTTTTGCGGCAAGGGCTACAAGTTCTTTTGAAAAGTTGTCAGTTACGGCAGGCCATAAACCAACCTCCCGCGCCATGCGGATAATGTCTTCTTGGTTCATTTTTCCCTCGCTTTCATGTGCATAGTATTTTTTGCATTAACGTATGCGCTATGTGCTTCTTCTTCTGTTTCAAAACAACCAAGATGCGTCCATTTACTATTTGCTCTAATCTGCGCTTTCCATCGGTTGCCGTCTTTGCTATACCCCTTAACACTGCGCCTGTTTTGTTGATTTATGGATTTTGATACGTCTCTTAAATTTAAAATGCTGTTGTCGTCTGTGCAACCATTGATGTGGTCTATTTCGTTTTCAGGCCATTTCCCATGAACATAAAGCCAAGCCAGCCTATGCGCCTTATATGTTTTTCCCATAACTCGGATGCAAACATACCCTTTTACGTCTTTTCCTCCAGCCACATCACCAACTCGAATTTTGGTGTTTAGACTAATTTTTCGTGTAAACACCCCTGTGTCTTTGTTGTACACAAGATTTTCTAGCAATTCTTTTTGAGTAATCATTCTGCGCTCCTAGCAGCCATCATTGCGTCTGCTTGTTGGTAGGCAAGCCTAGCTATTTGCTCCATATCTACATAATCACTCCAAGGCCCGTACTTAATCATTGCTTGCATAGCCTTGGCTGCAAAGTAATCACGCAGGGTCATGCCTTTTGCAACAACGCTTGATCTTAGTTGCGGGTCAAGCCATGTATGTGGGAATGCTGGTGTGTCGTTCATGCTTCCTCCTTCTCAGGTGCAAATTCTTCTGCGTCAACTGTACCTGCCGCCACTAGCACTTGATAGCGGATGACATCAATGCGGCGTGTCTTTGGGGTACGTGATATGCCCCACGCCACAGCGCACTTGGCGATGTCGTCGTAGCTTATGCCGCCTCCGTTGTCGTTAGATTCCCAACGGTCTTTGAATTCCTGTTTTGTCATTGTCATTTAAATATGCTCCTAGCTAAAACGGTCTTGGTTGGTTCACACTGCGTTGTCTGCGGCTTATCAACGCTGAAGTAGCCAATAGCAAAGCAGATGGCAACAAACAACCCCACACACTTAACAAACGTCATTAGGTTGTCCCAAAACCGCTCGAACACGGTAGGGGTTTCTTCATCTTCAACCAATTGAATTTTTATCTTGCTCATTCCTCGTCTCCTTCGTAGTGAAATTGCTCCTCGTATACCGTTGCCAGCATCCTGATTACGCTAGAAAACTCAGCCCCGGCGTTCACCGCTGTAAAAACCAAAGCAAAGGTAAGTACGGATAGCTTCGTGTCGTCGTCCTTGCCGGACATGTCCATCACCAAGCCTACTTTTGTTTTGATGGCTTCGGCCTCGGCTGCGGGCACATTGCCCTGTACCTCTATCATTTTCCTTGTCGCCATGTCGTTCCTTTCGTTTGTTGAAATTCCACTTTACACCAACTTTATAAAAAATGCAACAGTTAGTTCCTGTTATCTTACACCAGCCAGCATAACAGCTTTTAGAAGACCCCCGAGGCTCCCGATCTGCACCCTGTATTCAGGTATTGGGGGACCTCCGGCCAGCTTACTTGCCTGCCGCTCGCTGAACGCCGTATTCAATTGTCGAACGCCCGTTTCGTGGGCCAGACGCTTTGTCGGTTTGCTCTGTTCGTTTTCTGCAGTCGCTACGGAACGCTGCGCCGCCGGGGGTCTATAAAGCGGCATCGGTTTCTTGAGTACGGCCCCGACATTGGCCTGTTAGCTAACCCGCTCTGAGGGTTGGCGTCGCGCAAATGAAAAAAGCCGTTTACTACTGCACTTCGGGTCGATCCCTCCGAGAATCCCCGAAGGCCAAAATGCATGAGTAAACGGCTTACTTCGTTGTGATCGACTACAACAGAACGAACTCTACACGAGTTTTTCTGTTTGCGCAATCTTTTTTAAAAATATTTTATAAGTTGTGGGGCAAGATGTGTGCAGTCATGGTCCGTTGCACACCAGCGGCCTAAATGCCCTCATTGAAGGCGCTTAGGTTGAACCACTAAGGTTTCCATTTATTCCCCCACACGGGAAACTCCACGGGACGCAATTGCGTTTCGGCTCATCAAGCCTCTTCAGCCGTGTTAGTTGTTGGCGGCTACAAACCGATTTCTTCAAGGGAGGGCTAGGCCACTCCTCGGTACCCATAGCGGGGTAATTTACTTTCACCAACACGAATGGAGACTACTCTTGGATGTACCCAATTGAATGCACAGAGTGCAAGCTGATAATCCCCATGCGTCTAAGTGAAAACGTTTTCACCAAAACCGACACGGTGTCGGTTTTCACTAACAAGACTGTGGAATGCACTCTCGGCTGAAATTTGTCCAGCAGCGCAGTGAAGCGCCTCATTCCACAATCTTCTTAGCCCTTGGAAAAAAGCGGCCCCGGTTAAGGAGCCGCAATCACAAACAAGGAGAAAGCACCCATGAACAGTGCAGCGCAATCTTACTGTTGATTTGCGATGATGTAAAGTGCTTCGTCAATACTACAAACAACAAAGAGGTTATCACCCGGCCATTCGTCGTGGAACTTTTGCTCGGCATCGGTTAGCCGGCGCGCGCTGGGCGGCTTGTCGCCATCCTTCACCTCAAGGAAGAACGTCTTACCTTGGTGCCATACCAGTAGATCAAACAATCCCTCGTGGTTTATGGGCTTAACATAGGCTCCTGCGCCCCGTAGCGCCTTCACTATCTCGTCCTGATTGCGGTCTTTTCGTGCAGCTATTCGCATAGGTTTTCCTAAAGCAACCCAAACTCTTGGGTTCCCGTAATGTAACAGGAACAAAAAATAATTTAAATTAGGTGTTGACGTGTGGTATGCTACCTGTTACATTAGGCACCGGAACAATCAGACAGGATGAAAACATGAAGCTAACCAATAAATTCAATCTACCCCAAACGTTTGTGAACGTTATTAAGCGGCCGCAGTACACAAAGGGGGACTCTCAAATCTCTGCAACAGAGATCATCAATAGCCCACGCATCGTGCAGCTTAAAGCCAAGCACTGGGACGACATCGAGCAGGACGCCAGCGAAATGGTTTGGTCTTTGTTCGGCTCTGCGGTGCATGGAATTTTAGAGCACGGCAAGGACGATCACCACATCGTGGAGGAGCGCCTGTTCTGCGAGTTTGAAGGCTGGAAGATCAGTGGTGCTATCGACCTGCAAGAAGTAGAAGAAGACGGCATCATTGTCAGCGACTACAAAGTCACCGGCGCATGGGCTGTGATGAACGTTAAGGCCGATTGGGAGAACCAATTGAACATCTACGCATGGTTCGTAGAGAAGGTAAAGCAAACGCCTGTAAAGAAGCTGCAGATCATTGCCATTGTCCGGGACTGGGCAGCGCGCGACGTGAACCGCGAAGGCTATCCATCATCGCCTGTGGCTACCGTCGATATCCCATTGTGGTCACAAGAGAAACGTGAGGCATACATCAAGGGCCGTTTGTCATTGCACAACGACGCCTATTTCGCTACACATGCAGGCGACGACATGCCTGAATGCACAGCAGAAGAAATGTGGGAAAAGCAAACTACATACGCCGTCAAGAAAATTGGCGGTGTTCGTGCTAAGTCGGTTCACAAGACCGATGAGGAAGCGCAGGAAGCTTTGTCATCCATCAAGGATGCAAAGAACTACGCTATTGAAGTGAGAGAAGGTGAGCGAACACGGTGCCAAAACTATTGTCAGGCAGCGCCGTTCTGCGACCAATTTAAAAACTATCTAGCAAACAAGCCAACCAAGGAGTAACTCTATGGCAGAACGTATTTATCTCGTAGGAACCTCGGACAACAAAGTCCGTTTAGTAAAAGCAACCATGCGCCAGCAAGCGCTATCTCATGTGGCTAATTCAATGTTCACCGTCCGCGTGGCAAGCCAAGAAGACTTGGTTAAATCGCTCGGCAGCGGCGTGAAGGTAGAGTTGTACCGCGACCCTGATCAACAATCAATTGAAGGAGTAGGTGATGGGAAAGAATAACCGCCTTAACCACGAGCAGGCATACAAGTTAAATTGTTGGGTTGCAGAGAACCACAACAAATACGAGCACATGCTTCAAGATGAAATTTCAGAGCAGGCTTCTAAAGAGCTTGGGTTTACTGTAAAAACCTCAAACGCTTTATCTTCATACACGACTTTGAAAATTCCTTTTGGACGACAAAGCCGTGCAATAACAAGTAAAGCAACAAAGGAAGGACCTAACGACTACATCTTCGCCTCAGCAATTCGGCAGCTTTTCTTAGATGCAGGGAAACAAGCGCCAGTAGAAATCTTACGTATTTTTTTAAAAGGACATACATCATGAAAAAACTTATCTTGGCTTTATACGTTGTTACTTTGTCAGCAACAACATGGGCGGCTTGCTCTACGCACAGCTACACCGCTAACGGGAAGTACGTTACTTGCACAACCTGCTGTTACGGCAACAATTGCAATACGACTTGTTATTGATTTTCTGGGGGAAAGCGGATGCTGTTCTTGGTTCGATTCCAGCACTAGGCAACGACATGGCGTGGCGCAACAGACGCAGCGAGTACCCCAACCTTAAAGGATTTATATGCCATCGTATGCAGAAATTGAAATGAAGGTTGTCCAATGGGCAGAGGCTAGGCAGATCATTCCTAACTCTACGCCAGCCACCCAGCTTTTAAAAGCTATGAGCGAGCTTGGTGAACTTGCAGATGCAACAATTAAAAACGACCTTGGTGGCATCAAGGACGGCGTAGGTGATGTTGTTGTATGCCTGATCAACTACTGCGCCCTGCAAGACATTAACCTTGTTGACTGCCTGTATTCCGCTTACCGTGAAATACAACACAGAAAAGGGACGCTGCTAGAAAACGGCGTCTTTGTTAAAGAATAACCACTTGAAAGTAAACATGAAAATCTTAAACGTCACCCTCGCTTACAACGAGATAGAAACCATCATCACGGCTTTACTGCCCCTGCCGTTCAACAAAGTGAATCGCTTGATCCATTACCTTGATAAAAGTTTATTGGAAAGCATTCAGAAAGATGAGCCTGCTAAGCCAACAATTTTTGATGAAATGGCACCTAATATTCCCCCTTTAGCGCCATACGGATTTAATAAGGACGGCACTCCCACCAAACGCCGTGGCCGTGCTCCAGCAAAACGCCGTGGCCGTCCATCAACTAAAGCTTAAAGGTCTATATGTCTGTATATAAAAAATTAATGATGTCCCGCATTGATCTGCAGGGAACGAAGCTGAAGAAGTCTGGCCTTAATAAGTTTGCTGGCTATTCTTATTTCGAGCTCGGCGACTTCTTGCCGGAAATCCAAAGCATCTTTTATAAGCACGGCCTGTGCGGCGTAGTTTCGTATACGGCCGAGGTTGCATCCCTAACCATTACGGACGTGGAAGATAACACCAGCATCGTGATCACCAGCCCTATGGCGGAAGCGAACCTGAAAGGCACCCACCCAATCCAAAACCTTGGAGCAGTGGAAACCTACCAGCGTCGTTACCTGTGGATGACTGCCATGGAGATTGTTGAGCACGACGTCCTTGACGCCACCAGCGGCTCCGAAGCACCAGCCCCAAAGGCTAAACCTGCGGCCCGTCCAGTGGCGGCGGCTGCACCCGAGGCAATGCAAGGCAAGAGCGACGGCACACCTAGCGACGGCGCATGGTTTATCAAGGTGGAAACAAAGCCCGGTACCGATGTAAAGATGTGGATCGATTTGGTCCTAGCCACCACCGGCGTAGCGCTGGAGCAGGCACAGAACGAAACCGACGTTATGTCAATCTTCAAGGTTAACCGTAACATTTACGACCACCTCAAGGTTGTAGCAGCAGAGCAATACGAAAGCCTTATGGGCGATTTCAAATCAGCACGTACTAAATTTAAGGATCAAGCATGAACGTCATTACCATTGCAGGCCAGCTTGGCCGCGCAGCCGAGGTGAAGCACCTAAACAGCGGCGACGCTATTTGTAACTTCTCCATTGCCGACTCCATGGGCAAGGACAAAGGAACCATTTGGTGGAATTGCAGCCTGTTCGGTAAGCGCGCAGAGAGCCTTGCCCCGTACCTTGTTAAGGGTCAGGCCGTCACTGTATCGGGAACTATTACCGAGCGGGAATGGGTTGATAAGGAGGGTGCTCAACGCAAGTCTATGGATGTGCGCGTCAATGACGTAGCGCTGCAGGGCGGTCGACGTGATAGCGAGGAGCCCCGCCAGCAAACAAAAGAGCGCGTTGTTGAGCCGATCGTAGACGAAGATTTGCCTTTCTGATCATGCGTACAAGTCAATTTGAGGCCGTAAAGATTGCGATGAATCAGAATCGCACAGGCTACGTCTTGACGCTGTCACTGCATCCTGACGAGGTCCCCGAAGAGATACTTCGTGACTTCGTTGGGGCGCGGTATCAGGTTGTAATGGTCCGGCTTAATGGCGAAAACAAACCATTGAACCGCGAGCAAGAGTACCCTAACAACCCTGTGACCATGGCAGCAATACTTTGCCGTGATCCTTTGTTCCATAAATTCCTGATTGAAAAAGGTCAGACGTTTGATGAAAGCGAGGAGGAGGCGACAGACTGGCTGCGCACTGAACTTGGGATTAGCTCAAGGTCGGAGCTCAAGGAAAACCGTGACGCGCTGCGTTACTTTATGACAATACAACAGGAATTTTTAGCATGGAAACAAAACGTTTAGTACCTTACTCAGTACACCTGCGAGAGGATGTATACCTCAAGCTTAAAGAGGCAGCCAAGGGCCGTAAGGCGTCTGCCATAGTCCGTGATGCCATCACCATGATCATCGAGGGTGACGATGCATTCTCCAGCGGCTACACCAAAGGAATGCGCGATGCCATCAAGATCATCAAGGCAGATTCATGGGCCAATAATATTGCCGTTCACGACCAATTGATTTCCGATGCGCTTGCTGAGCAGCTTGAAAAAAGGATTGGAGTACACGATGGCAACAAAACGTAAAGAGGGGCTGGCTGCACTGGCCGAAAAGGAGCCGGTCCCATCCATTCAGGAGATCACTATGCTGGATTGGTACGCTGGTTTTGCCATGCTCCGGCTTATTGACGTCCCGGAAGGCGTATCAAAAGCAGCGGTTGTTTTTAATATGGCAGAGGCCATGATGGCCGAGAGAAAGAATCGGCTGTGAACAATACCCTCACCGCCAAGGAAAAGGAGTACGTTGCCATGGTCAAGGAATTGCCATGCAGCGTGTGTGATGCTCCCGGCCCTAGCTCCGCCCACCACGTCAAGCAACACTACCAGTACACGGTGGTGGCCCTGTGCTACGACTGCCACCAAGGCTCAATGATGGGATGGCACGGGCAAAAACGTGCATGGATCATACGGAAAATGGACGAACTGGACGCGCTAAACGTTACCATTCAACGAGTTGTCCACAGGTTAACCACAGGCGGAAAATAGAAAGCAACCCAAGAGTTTGGGTTCCCTGAGTTATTTCAGGGACTTCCTTACATCTTCGGCTTGTTGGGCATACATGCTGATGATGCCTTTTAAGCGGTCGATCTCTTCCCGTTTCTCGGCACCGTCCATCGATGTGTCGTTCATAATTATCTTAATTTGCTTCCGTACATTAGCCATGCTCTTGGCTGTGTGGTCATAAATCTTCTGCAAGGCAATCAAATCGCCCTTCTCTTCCATAATTTCAATGACTTTGTCCATTTCATTGGCTTCGGAGAAGTGCCGCATGTCGGCGTAGGCTTGGCTGATCTGCTTGTTGCTCTCGTAGAAAGCATTCACATACTTGGACTGGTTCGACGGTAGCTCTTTAATAAAGCCAACACTGACCCGGTCCATGAGCTTGGCGTCAGGGTATGCACCCTCGCGGAACGGCATGGTCGCATAGTGGCTAGTCTCCGCCACGGTCCCGCCCAGCCAGCCAAAGTAAGCCTTGATGGCGTACTCCACCTGCACAGGGGAGAGCTCACCCTTCTCGCCAAAAGCTTGGGTTGTGTAGGCCACTGCCTGCGCCAATGGGCTAGTGGTGTCTGTCATACGCTCTTGCTTGGACAGGCGCTCCATGCCTGCGCTCTCAATAGGCGATCCGGTGAAGCTGTCTTTGTTGGCGTACAGATCGATCAATGGCTTAATGAATTGAGGCGTAGGATTCATGGCAAACGTATCGCCCAGCATGCGCTTGATACTGCTTTCAAACTGCTTGCCCTCTGCGTCTTCGTCAATGATCTGCTCCAAGGTACGCTCTGCGATCGTGCCCAGTGCGCCGATCTCAAAAGGTTTGGGTACGCGGAATGCGTAGTCCATGCCGGGGAGCTTGAACCACCAGAAGTTATCCCGGTCCCACTCGTCGCGCTGCTTGAAATCTTCGTCGTCTTTGAACGCCATGTACAAGGCCATTGATGCCATAGCTACGGCCAAGGAAGTAACGCCGAAAGATGCGGCCTT